GGTACAGGGCGGCGCCCCGGCGGTCGTCCATTAGCAGTGGACACCAGCACATCAGACGCAGCAGCAGCAGCAGCAGCTAAGAAGGCAGCCACTGAGCAGGAGCGCATTCTGGAGAAGCGCGCCGCCTTGACTAAGAAGTCAACCGACCTGCAAGAGCAACTGCGCCGAAGTGTCGAAGATACCCGAGACGCCTTTGAGGTTATTGGCGCATCTCCTACGCAGAAGCTAGGCCTCGAGCGCGATACGGCACTTACTGAAAACAAACGAATCGTAGATGATTTTAAAAAAAGCATAAAAAGTATTAGCGATGAGGCAGTAGCGTTAGGTGGCAAATTAGATCTTAAGATATTTGACGGCCTTATCGAGCAGCTGGAACGAGCAAATACTGAACTAACAGATCAAAAGTATTTGCAAGGACTAAAAGATCTTTTGCCGAGCGTGGATGAATACGAAGCTAAGATTACAGAAGTTAGTCGCGGCAAGACTGAGCTAACCGAGCTGGAGAAGCTAAACGCTCAGGTCAACTTGCTGCAGCTAGACATCCTTGCTGCAACCAACCCGGCGCTGGCTGAGCATGTACGCCTTCTGCGCGAACGTGCCGCAGCACTTGATGATACAAACAAGAAGCAGAAAGAAAAGGAGGATAGTTTTGGCGCTAACTTTGAAGAAAAAATTAAAGAGTATTACAAATCACTTATTAACTTTGGCGCACAAGTCGGCGACGCTTTAATCAATACTTTCAAAGGTTTAGAGGATCAACTCACCAACTTCGTTACTACCGGGAAACTAAACTTTGCTGATCTAGCGAACAGCATTATCCAGGACATTGCTCGAATCGCAATCCGGCAGGCCATCATTGCGCCGTTGTTGAAAGGCGTTGGCGGGATCTTCGGCATTACCTTTGCCGATGGTGGTGTCTTTGCTCAGAACGGCATTCAACCTTTTGCCCGCGGTGGCATCGTTGACAAGCCAACCCTGTTCCCGTTTGCCAAAGGAACGGGCCTGATGGGCGAGGCTGGCCCGGAGGCAATCATTCCCCTGCGCCGTGGCCGTGATGGCCGCCTCGGTGTCGAGGCTAGCGGCAGCGCTGGTGGCATCAACGTCACGGTCAACGTGGATGCAACCGGCACCAAAGCCCAGGGCGACGACGGCCGAGCTGGGCAATTTGCACGCGCGATCAGCGAAGCGGTTAAGAATGAGATCGTCACTCAAAAGCGCCCTGGAGGATTGCTCGCGTAATGGCTACTTTCACCTACACTCCCAGCTTTGAAACGACCGAGGTCAGCAAGCCGCGCGTCGTTACCTTCCAGGCAGGCGACGGCTATCAACAGCGGGTTGGCTTTGGCCTGCATCGCGACGGCAAGGAATGGCAGCTGCAGTTCCTGAACCGCACTGACACCGAACGCGACAACATCCTGACATTCCTTGAAGCCCGTGCTGCGGTTGAGTCGTTTGACTGGACGCCACCACGCGGTAGCGCCAGTAAATACATCTGCAAGGAATGGCAGGTCACGTTAAGCGCCTGTAACTTCAACAACATCAGCGCCACCTTCATCGAGGTCTTTGAGCCGTAAGCCATGACCATCCCAGTCTCAGAGCTTCAGAAGATCGCGCCTAGTTCGGTGATCGAGCTGTTCGAGCTGCAGCTGATCACAGCGCTCCATGGCAGCAGCACCGTCTATCGGTTTCATGCCGGCAGCAATATGAATGCTAATGGCGAACTGGTATGGGATAGCAACTCATACCAGCGGCTACCGATTGAAATGGAGGGTTTTGAGTACAGCGGCAATGGTCAGTTACCACGGCCGAAAATAAAGGTCAGCAATGTGCTCGGCACAATAAGCACCATACTGGCAACCGTGAACGCCGTAACGCCTAACAATGATCTGACCGGCGCCAAGCTGAGTCGCATCCGCACGATGGCTCGCTACATTGACGGGGCCAACTTCACCGGTGGCATCAATCCTTACGGCACACCAGACCCGACCGCGGAGTTCCCGCGAGAGATCTACTACCTGTCCCGCAAGTCAACCGAAAACCGGCAGCTGGTCGAATGGGAGTGCGCTGCAGCATTTGATCTAGCTGGTGTGCGCTCGCCAAAGCGGCAGTGCATCAGCAGCATTTGCCAATGGGTTTATCGGTCCACTGAATGCAGCTACACCGGCAGCAACTATTTCAACGCTAACGATCAGACCGTCGCGACCTTGGCTTTGGATATTTGCGGCAAGCGGCTGGACAGCTGCAAACTACGATTTGGATCGACCGGCTCGTTGCCGTTCGGATCCTTCCCTGGCATTGGAGCATTCACCTCATGAGCTGGCGCGACTCGGCAATGGATCACGCCAAAGGCGACGACCCCCGCGAGGCGTGTGGCTTGGTGGTGGTGGTCAAAGGTCGGCGTCGGTATTGGCCATGCCAGAACCTGGCAACCGATGCCGAGCAATTCATCATGGATCCGACCGATTTCGCCGCGGCTGAAGATGCCGGCGAGATCGAGGCGGTCTTCCACAGTCATCCCATTACACCAGCAGAACCAAGCCAAGCCGATCTGCTCAGCATTGAGACCAGCGGGTTGCCGTGGCACATCTGCAACCCCAAGACAGGCGCATGGTCAGAGACCGCACCAAGCGGCTACAAGGCGCCGCTGATCGGCCGCCAGTGGGTGTGGGCCGTTGCTGACTGCTGGACGCTGGTGCGCGACTGGTACGCCGAGCATGGGATCAAGCTGCCAGATTGGCCACGGCCGATCACGCCAGCCGAGTTTGAGGCGGCGCCGCAGTTTGATCAGTTCTGGCGTGATGCCGGATTTCGCGAGCTGCTGCCTGAGGAGGACATGCAATTTGGCGATGCCCTGATCATGAGCATTGAAGGGCAGGGCCTGAACCATGTCGGCGTCTACATCGGCGATCAGTTGGTGCTGCACCATCTCCGTGGTCGCCTGAGCAGCCGTGATCTGTACGGCGGCTGGCTGCAGAAATGCACAGGCCGCCGGCTGCGCCATCAATCTGCCGATACACTAACTAGAGGCTGAAGCTGCCCATGCTGCGCGAGATCCGACTTTATGGGCATTTGGCCAAGTTCGTCGGACGGCGGCGCTTCATGGCGGCGGTGGACACTGCAGCAGAAGCGGTTAGGTTTCTGATCGCCAATTTTCCTGGACTGGAAGCGCACATCACTCAACCGGGCCGGCATTATCGGGTGAAGGTAGGTGGTCATGCAATCGGCAGCGAGCAGCTCCATGGCCCGATCGGCAACGAAGCGATCAGCATCATCCCTGTGATCGGCGGCGCTGGTGGCGTCGTTGGGCAGATCTTGGCAGGCATTGCGTTGGTAGCGCTAGCAGTTTTTGTGCCGGGCCTCGGTCTGGGCTTAGCTGGTTCAATCGTCACAAAAGTGGGCCTGCTTGGTGGTGTATTGATCTTGGGCGGCGTGAGTCAACTGCTGACGCCAACGCCAACGATTGCTCTATCGAACACCAACAGCGGCACGCGTGAGACTGAGCTGGATCCACAGAAGTCTTACAGCTTCAGCGGCGTGCAAAACACCAGCCGCCAGGGCGTGCCAGTGCCCATTGTCTACGGCGAGACCATTATCGGCTCGGTTGTGATCTCAGCTGGTATCGACACTGTGCAGGTGCAAGCATGAGCGATGGAATCCGTGATGCCTACAGCCTTGTATCAAAGCAGTTTGGCACCTTCGTTGATCTGCTTAGTGAAGGCGAGATTGAGGGCTTCCCATCAGCTCGGGCATACACCCGAGGTGATGCCAACTACAACCGCGCTCTGCTGAAGGACATCTTCCTGAATGGCACGCAGATCTTGCGCCAAGGCGCAGACGCAACCGCACCCCAGGCGGCTGATTACAACTTCCAGAGCATCACGATTGAGGCACGTTACGGCACACAGGCGCAAACCTACATCCCTGGATTTTCAGACATTGAGGACGAAAACAACGTCAGCACGATCGTCCTGCAGGCTTCACCGATTACTCGCACTATCACCGACAGCAATGTCAACGTTGTTCGGGTGACTATTACCTTGCCGAGGCTTGAGCAATACACAGCCCAAGGTGACATCTACGGCACCAGCGTCAACCTTCAGATTCAGGTGCAGTACAACGGTGGCGGTTACACCACCGTGATCAATGACACAATTACTGGTCGCACAGCTGTTCAATACCAACGCGATTACAATGTCAAGATCAGTGGCGCCTTCCCAGTTGATGTGCGCGTGGTGCGCGTCACGGCTGACAGCAGCAGCAGCCAGTTGCTGAATGATCTGTTCTGGTCAAGTTACACCGAGATCATCGAGCAGAAACTGAGGTATCCCAACAGCGGGATCGTAGCGTTGCGCCTTGATGCGGAACAGTTCAGCAGCATTCCTAATCGCACCTACCGGATCCGTGGGATCAAGGTGCAGATCCCTGACAACGGCACGGTCAACGACACCACTGGCGCGATTAGTTATGCGGGCGTGTGGAATGGTACTTTTGCGGCCGCAACCTGGACTAGCGATCCGGCTTGGATCCTGCATGACTTGCTTACATCCACACGCTACGGCTTCGGCGATCACATCACCGCCAGCCAGCTAGACAAGTTTGCCTTTTATTCCGCGTCACAATATTGCGGCACGTTAGTCAGCGATGGCTTCGGCGGCACCGAGCCACGCTTTAGCTGCAATGCTCTGATCCAAAACCAGGAAGAAGCATACAAGCTGATCAATGATCTTTGCAGCGTGATGCGGGTGATGCCGTACTGGTCAACCGGTGCCCTCACGATCAGCCAAGATAAGCCAACCGACGCCAGCTATCTGTTCACGCTAGCTAACGTCAGCGAGGAAGGATTTAAGTACACAGGTTCTGATCTTAAAACAAGGCATACGGTTGCGGTAATTAGTTACTTGGACATGACAACCCAGGACCTTGCATATGAGGTAGTCGAGGACACAACCGCGATCGCAAAGTATGGTGTCGTCACCACTAACATCAAGGCCTTTGCCTGTAACAGCCGCGGTCAAGCTGCGCGCCTAGGCGACTGGGTGCTCTACTCCGAAGGCTACGAGACCGAGGTAGTTGAGTTCAAGGCATCAATAGATGCCGGTGTGCTGGTGCGCCCAGGCGCCGTTGTTGCTATTGCTGATCCGGTCAAGTCAGGCATCCGCCGCGGTGGCCGCATCGCTGCAGCAACGACCACCACTGTCACGGTGGATGACACCACCGAAACCAGCCTTCCAACCACAGGCACCCCGACCATCTCGGTAGTAATGCCTGATGGCACGATAGAAACCAAATCAATCAGCAGCATTGCCAGCGCTGTGATCACGGTTGCGTCGGCATTCAGCGTTGCGCCAAATGTCAACAGCATCTGGGTGATCAACAACTCAACCGTCAACACTACCCTCTGGCGCGTGCTCAGCGTCACTGAAACCGATCAGGCGCAATACGAGATCACAGCCCTGACATATGACCCGAGCAAGTACGACTACGTTGAGCGTGGAGCATCACTGCAACCGCGGGTTATCACGCAGCTAAACCAGCCGCCACCCGCACCAACCGGCCTATCAGCTAGCGAGACCATATACGAGTCACAAGGACAGGCCAAGGTGAAGATAATCACTAGCTGGGCTAGCGTGCCCGGCGTCAGTCAGTATCGCGTGCAGTACCGGCAAAGCAATGGTAATTGGACCAGCGTTGTGGTGCCCAGAACCGACTACGAAATCCTTGACTCTGTTGCCGATACCTACACGATCAACATCTACAGCCTCAACGATGTAAGTACACCCAGTACCCAGCCATCGGTGCTGACCTTCGCTGCGGTCGGCAAAACCGCAGTACCCGGCAACGTTGAGAACCTAACGATTGAAACAATCAGCGCCAACAGTGCCCGCCTGCGCTGGGATCCAACAGTTGATCTTGACGTAAAGGTAGGAGGGCGCGTTCACATCCGTCACACTAACCTGACCGATGGCACGGGTACATGGTCAAACAGTGTTGACCTAATACCTGCAAAGGCTGGCGTCAGCACTGAAGCGATTGTGCCATTAGTTGAAGGTGAAATCCTGGTTAAGTTTGAAGATGACGGTGGCCGTCAAAGCCCAACAGAAGCCAGCGTGATCGTTGATTTCCCTGATGCACTGGGCAACCTG